TAAGGCTCTTCGAGTTGAACCTGAAGTAGTTGTTATTACTTGACCTTCTGAGTTTGTATATTGGATTTTATTGGTTGATAATCCATTCCTTAGATCGGTTATAGAAGTATTTATTGAGGTTTTTTCTTCATTATAAACTTCTAATTGCTCTTTTACATTGTCTCTTTTAGTTTCTAAAAGTTCAATTTGGGCTGTTATATTTCCTTCTTTATGAGCTGTTTCTTGATAAGCAGCACTTAAAAACCCATAAATACCCATTGAAGTAATTAATATTAAAACAGTACAAGCTGTTATTAAATAACCTTTTAAAAGTATAGGTAAAGTTTTTCTATATTGGTAAAGTAGGGATGCTATAACTAATTTAGCTACTTCTAAGGATCCTGCCATTATAATTACTTCCCACTGAGCTCCAGCAAACAGTTTACTTAAACCACTTACTGAATAAAAAGCAGCAGAAGCACTAACTGACAGTGCAGAAATAGCTATCAGAAAGGGGAATATTCTTTCTGTTATTTTTTTAAACATTTTAAACTAATTTTTTCTCTTCTACCTCTTGTATCATTTGAAAATGAATCTTAGCAATTCGATCTCTTCCTTCTTCACTTAAAAGATACTTATGACAATTATCGTAGTTTGTCATAAAGAAGTTTTCACTAAGTATAGCGGGCATAACTGTTTTTCTTAATACCCAAAAATTTGCTTCTTTGTCTGAGTCTCCATCTCTAGTATCTTTTCTCATATACTCATCTGGAAATTCAGCACTGGATTTTTCAAATAAAATTTGGGCTATTTTATCTGATTTGGTTTCACCTTCTGAAGTATAGACTGACCATCCGTTTGCTTGTTCTTCACCAAAACCATTTGCATGAACAGAAACATAAATGCAAGGTTTACCATCTTTATCTCTTTGTTGGCGGTAAATATCGTTTGCTTTATCTGTTCTTTCAGATAAAGGAACATCTTCTTGAGTATCTACTAAATTAACACAATCAATTCCTTTATCATTACATAATTTCATTAATCTATCTACAATAGCCCTATTAAATTCTCCTTCATATAAAATAGAACCATCGGGCCATACAGGTGATCTTTTACCAGATGTTTGGTATACACCATCTATAATACCACCATGACCATTATCAAAAATCCATAAATAATTTGAATCTTTTTTTTCATTAACACTAACTTCAAAAGTTGTGTTACAATTAGGACAAGTTATTTCTTTCCCCATTATTTTTAGGTTTTGCAAATGCTTTAATAGTTGATACTCCTAACATTGTAGCTGAGAATATAAGCATTGAGTTAAATAAGTTTTCGTTTACTGTAAACCAATGGAAACCATCTCCTATAAAAGCAAGGCATACAAGTATACCTGAGATAATTCCTAGGGTTTTTTTAGATGAATATTTATCATCTCTTTTATCTTCAGTAAATATGTCGCTTACAAATTTCATTTTATTTTGTTAATTTTTTTATGACTGAATCTAATAAAACATAATTGGGATCAGTTTTTTCAGGGTAATCTTTTATTTCTCGATTTAATAGAGCTAAAAGTACTTTTACGTCTATATCAGTTAATTTTACTTCCTTTAGGTTATTATTTTCAAATGAGGTTTGAATTTCCTCTCTAATTAGTTTTCTTAATTCAGATTTTTTCATTTTTTTATCTTTTAAATTATCCTTGTTTGAACGAATGTTTAATTGGATCAAAGTATTCTTCATAACCATCATTTAATTCACTTTGTAAATCATCCATTCTGGATAAAGCATTACTAAACCCATAAATCTCATCATCTTCGTCATTCAAAGCAACACCAGCTAATTGTTCCATTTTTTTAGTTACCTCTTGTAGATCCCATCTTATTTCATCAAATAAACCATCTATATCCTCTTCAGTATTAGAAATTTTCTTTAATGGTGTTATAACAGGAGTTGCTTCACTTAATACATTAGAGATTTCCTCTTTGATGATTTGTCTTAGTTGAGATTTTTTCATTTTAGTTTATTTTAAATGTACATTTCGGCTGTTTGTAAAATGTCTAATTGTTGGTTTATCTCTAAACTAGAAAATCGTTCAGGAGCATATGATGATTTTAATACCATACTAACAAGCCTATTAAGTGTTTTTTTATCTTTAATGTCCCCTAATTCTTCTAAATCTAAAGCTCCGAGAGCATGTTCTAAAGCTGGAGCCAAATCTTCAGGATCTATTTCAAAAAATTCACCATCTTTTCCAACAAATTGGTCTTCTTTTAATTTATTTGAAGTTTCTTCTTTTATTATGTTCAAAAGTTCTGCTTTGAATTCTTCAGGGCTTCCCTTAAGTGAATAATAATCACCTAAAAAATCAATAATTTTATTTACTTTATACTCATTACTATAATCATTAGAAGGATAATTGAGTATCTTTAATATTTCTTCATTATCTTCATCATCTAAACCATCAATTTGGGGACCATCTATATATCTTATCACTAATTGTTCAATATCTTTTAGTTTGCTTTGGTTAACATCTTCTTTTAATACTTTGGAGATTTCCTCTTTGATAATTTTTTTTAATTGCGATTTTTTCATTTTTATTTTTTTAAAGTACCAAGAAAATAATTTAATTCATTCAATGCACGATTTGCAATGTCACCCATTCTATTAGATTCCTCTGAATTCAATCCATATTCTCTTTTAATTTTTTCTCTTAATACATTATACCCATTAAGTATCTTATCTGTTGAACTATATACAGCTTTTACATCTATGTCTTCATTTAATGTATTAGATATTTCTTCTCTAATTATTTTTCTTAATTCTGATTTTTTCATTTTATCTAATGTTTGTTATAAATATGGGGTATCTTGTTTCTGTTTAGGACGTCCTGAGGGTTTAAATCCAGGTGGTTTTTTTCTACCTTTATTTCTACTTTTACCTATAACATTTTATTACTTTTTTGTCTATTTTCTTGTATAGTTAAAGGTTGGGTATTAGTATAATGGAAAGTGCCTCCTTTGGATAAAGGAATTATATGGTCTACTTCCCAATATTTTCCATGATTACTCCAAGTCATTTTACTAGTAAACTGAGATTCTAAATGGTTTATGTAGGTTTCCCAGTTGCATCCTATATAATCTAATGTTTTTCCTTTTTTCTTTTTTAAATAATTTTTTAATCTTACATTAATATGGGTTCTGGTGTTTGCCTTAAATTTATACACTGGGTCTTCTTCATATCGTTTTTTTAAGTATTTTTTGTTATATTCTAGAATATATTTTTTATTTTTTTTATTCCACTCAGCATTTTTAATTTTGTGGTATTCTTTTTTAGTAGCTTGATATACACGACTTCTTTTGTAATAACATTTCTTACATTTGCTTTCTCTACCCAGCTTTCCATTTTTATGTTTTCCAAATTCTTCTAAAGATTTTGAAAGACCGCATTTTGTACATTTTTTTTCCATGGTTATACATATGTGATCTTCCAACTTTCCTACAAACTATCCTTCACATCCAGAACACTCGGCCATTCTTGAACCTAAATCCCCTTTAATTACTGAATCTGTTCTTAAGTAGTATAATGTTTTAATTCCAAGCTTCCATGACTCCATATGGACTTGATTAATCCATTTAGGAGAATCAGTAGGGTCAAAACTTAAATTTAACGATTGAGTTTGGTCTATATATTTCTGACGGATGGCGGCTTGTTGAACTAATCCTAATTGATTAATTTCAGGAAATGTTAAAAATACTTCTTTCTCATCCTCCGATAGGATTTTACTTGGTAAGTTTTGAACTGATCCATTATCTACTAAAATTTGATCCCATACTTTTTCAGTATTGTATCCTTTTTCTTCTAAGACCTTAACTAATTCAGGGTTTTTAACTATAAAAGTACCTTTAGCCCCATTAAAAGTATAAACGTTTGCAGGTTGTGGTTCAATTCCTGCTGAGCAGCTGTTAATTCTAGAATTAGATACGGTAGGGGCAATAGCTAACAAATGTGTGTTTCTCATTCCTGTTCCTCTACACCATAATGGTTCACCATATTCTTCTGCTAATTGTCTAGAAGCAGCTTCTGCTTTTAATTTTATTTGAGAAAATACAGTATGTGTCCAAGCTGTTGAAGATATAGAATTAAATGGTAAATCCTTTTGTTGTAAAAATGTATGCCAACCCATCACACCTAAACCTAATGCTCTACCCTTTTTAGCATGTCTATGAGTTCTAATCATAGATTCTTTACCATTTGTTTTTTGGATAAATTCTTCCATTACCCCATCTAAAAACCAAGTAGCTAATTCAACGGCATTTGTATCTTTCCACTCTTCATATTTTGCTAAATTCATAGATGATAAACAACAAATAAATGAATGCTCTTCATCTGTAAATAATGTAATTTCAGAGCAAATATTTGTCATTGTTACATCTAAATTATTTAATCTATAAGCAATTGGATTATCTTTATTAACATTATCTTTATACATTATATAAGGTTCACCGGTTTCCATCCTTGCTTTTAAAACTGTAGCCCATCTATTCATTGCTTCTGGGTCCCTAGCTTCTAATTTTCTCATAAATGAATCACCTACAACTACACATTGGTGTAAGTTTAAACATTGTCTGTTTGGATCACCTTTTGGTCTACGAATTTGTAAAAATTCATCTATATCTCCATGTTCAATATCTAAATTAACAGATGCTGCTCCTCTTCTAACATTTCCTTGATTAGTAGCAATAATTGATGAATCATAAATTTTAGCCCAAGGTACTACACCTTCAGATTTACCATTTCCTGCTATTTCTTCACCACGTTGTCTAATGCGATTTAATGAAATACCTACACCCCCACCGGATGCTGTTAACTTCATTAGTTCTGCGTTTGTTAGACCTATACCACGTATAGAATCCGGTGTGTCTATACCAAAACATGAAATTGGTAATCCTCTATCTGTACCCATATTTGATATTACAGGTGAGGCTAAACCTAACCAACCATTCCAAAATAATTTAAAAAATTTATTTGCTAATTCTGGTTTTTTAAGTCTTGTTGCTGCTGCATTTGCAACTCTTCTATAAGCTGATTTAACTGTTTCTCCTGGGAGTAAATATCCTTTGGAAATTGTTGTTAAAGAAATTTCATCCATAAAAGAAGGATAATCCTTACCTTTTACCCAATTTGTATAATCTACTTGTAACGCGTTGTTTTCCATTCTATTTTATTTTTAGGGGAAAAGATATATTCCCACACTTTTTACATTTATTATATTTATTAATCCCATTACCATAGGAAATGACTTCTATTTTACATTTGCTACAAATAACCATATTCCATATTAATATTTTTTTTACTAGAATAAATCATTTGCGTCCCAATTCTGAACACCTTTACTGTAATTGGTTACTCTTGAAGCGAAGAAGTCTGTATGTTGTTTACCTGCTGATAAACTATCAAACCATTTCATTCTTTGAACTGCATCTTCATCGATACCATTTACTACTGGACTATAACCTAAGTCACTCATTTTAGTATTAACTCGGTTTTTAATAAATGAAATCAAATCATATTTGTTGCATGTATCTAAATCACCTAACTCATATACTTTATCAATAAAATCTAGTTCTAATTTTAATGAAAGTAAGGCTGCATTCTTAACATCTTCTTCTAACTCTGGGGTATTAATTTCTGGGTTTTCTTCTACTAAAGTTCTAAATAACCAACAACCTGCGTCAGAATGCATTGATTCATCTCTAATACTCCACTCAACAATTTGACCTACTCCTTTTAATTTATTTTCTAATTTAAAAGATAATAAAATGGCAAATGATGAGAATAAATTAACACCCTCTGTGAATGCAGAAAAAACAGCTAATGATCTTGCTATTTCATGAAGGGAATGTTCTCCAGTTTGCATATGGGCATTTACTTCCATTAGACCCCCAATTTTGGCCATTGTAGTTTCATCTTCTAGAAACTCACTAAAATCATCTAAACCTAATTCTTCATTAAGTAAAGAATAAGCTTCAGCATGAATTGTTTCATTAGCACCAAAACCAATAGCCATCATTTTTACTTCTGGTTTTGGGAACCACTTTGTTACTAATGTCGACCAATATTCCTCTACTACAGTTTCAGTTTGAGCAAATCCTTTCAGGATAGACCCAATTATATTTTTTTCTGTTTCTGATAGATTTTGCTTCCAATCGTTAACATCAGACATCATTGGTACTTCTGTGTGTAACCAATGTGCTTGTTGTTGTTTAAGCCAGTAATCAAAAGCCTTCGGGTATTCAAAAGGCTTATAGACTATTCTTTCCTTAAGTAGGTTAGTTTTTGCCATTTTAATTAAAATTTAAGTGTTAATAAAAAAATTCTTCGTAACCTCTTGATGAGCTAGGTGATCCTTATCCCAATTATCTATTTCTCCTGGGCGTGATGGGGGTTGGTTTGTAACCAATTCATCATCTTCATCATAATCATGAACTTCAAAATGACCTGTTGATGTGTCTGCTTTTACCCCAAATGTTAATCCATCCATTCCGTATCTGTTTTTCATAACATGAAATCTTCCTGTTCCATTTACTTTATCTTTTGCTTTTCTTGATAGTGACAAACAAAAATCTGTAATCATTATTTTATCATAAGAACCAGCTGCTTTATCACCCTCAATGATATCATCTTTTGCACCTGCACGATTTACTTGAGAAACTGACCAAATTGGTAGGTTTAATTCTTTAGCTAATCCCTTAGTACTTGTATAAATATCATCAATTTCATACTTACGATCTACATTCTTTCTTTTTGATGATAATAAATCAACATAATCTATTAGAATTAAATCCGGTTTTACATCTCTGTCTATACACTTTCTTATATGAGATTCTACTGTATGAATACTTGCTCTTCCAGTGGGAAATTCTTTTATAACTAATTTTCCAGGAATTTGAGGAATTACTTCTTCTACTTTTTCTTTATGTTTTGTTAAATGGTCTACTGGAATTTGAGTAAAGAAAGCATCATATCTTAAACCAACATAATCTTCGCCTAATTCTAAAGTATAGTGTAGAACATTATAACCCATTCTTACTGCATATCCTCCTAGAGCAACTAAAGTCCAAGATTTTCCCCCTCCAGGATTACCAAATATTAGTCCAAAATCACCTCCACCTAATCCACCTTGTAATAGCTCATTTATTCTTCTCCAAGGTGTTGGGATTATTTTTCTGTTGTTTTCTCTATATCTAGTTTCAATGTCTAAATTATATTCATGTCCTAAATTTTTATCTTGACCAGATTTTAAGGCATTTTCAATCATAAATTTAATGGAATCATAATCCCCTGCCTTTAATAAATCTACTGATGATAGTAGGGCTTGTTTTAATTGTTGATTTTTACAAAATGCTGAGAATTCTCCTTGAACATATTCTAAATCTTCATCACTTGTTATATAAGCTTCTCTTAATTGTTCTTTTATTGATAATTGTAAAACTTCATTTTCTACTTTTTTAACCTCTACCTTTAAAACATCAAGTGAGGGTGTAGTATGATACTTATCATAATACTTTAATATTTCTTGTATAATCCATTTATGGGCTTGGTTATTAAAATCATCTTCATTTAAAATATCATAAATGTTCGTTAAGAACTCTTTATGAGTTAAAAGTGAAGATAACACTTTAATTTGAAACCCTGGGCCGTATTCTTCGATTGATTTTAGTGTGATAATTTCTAGGTTTTAATTTATAACTTTTACTTAATATAATAACTTTTATTTATATCTCCAAAGGTCATAACTTATTTTTTGAAACTAATTTTATAAAATTTTCTCTTAACCAGAAATCTACATTTCTGATCATTCCTCCTAATTCATCTTCATTGTATAAATCTACAAACAATTTTGGATTATACGATAAATCTTTTGAATTCACAAATTCATTTAAATATTCTTTATCCTTTTCATCCATCATTGGATTACTCAAATCCATTATTTTGTAATTTTTTTCTAATTCATTTATTTCTTGAATTATCCTAGCATATATAATATGGTCTTTAAACTTTCTTTCACAAATATCCAAAACATCCTGCCATGAAACTTCCCACTTATTTAATTCAGGAAATAATTTAAATAATTTTTTAGGACCTAAACCCTTTATTCCTTTTATTTTATCAGAACTATCACCCATAAGTGTTTTATAAATAATGAAATTTTCAGGAGGCATATTGTATTTTTCCTTAAAGGATTCATTAGTATAAAATTTCTTTTCCATAGGTCTATAAACAACAACTCTGTCATTTACCAATTGAAGAAAATCCTTATCGCTGGAGACTATGAATGCTTTATCACCGCGTTGTTTTAGCGCTTTATGACTTAAATACGCGATAATATCATCCGCTTCTACCTTATCTATTGATACTGTTTTAACAGGCAATGTTTTTAAATATTGTATAATTCTTATTATTTGATCTATTTTGGAATCATGTTCTTCATCCAAATTATCAAATACTTCCCAATTAGTAATTCTTTGAGTTTCCCTACCTGATTTATATTCAGGAACAAGATTTTTACGATTTAATGAAGAACCAGCCCCATCAAATACTACATATACTTGATGAGGTTGGATTTGTCTAATTAATGCTCCTAAGGATCTAAAGAAACCACCTAACCCCCCAATATGTACCCCTTTTGGGTTAACCATTTGTAACATGGCAAAGTTTCTAAAAAATAGATTTAACCCATCTATTAATAAGATCCTATCACCTTTAGGCATACTTGTATCATTCCCTTGATCATTGTTCAAGAGGTCTAGTAATTCTTTTTTTCTCATAGTCTATTCTGGTTCTTCAGTATAAGAGGAAATATCATTTACCTCATGATCTTCTTCTACAATTTGGAAATCACTTCCACCTAAAATACTCTTCCAAGCGGACGCATTATCATTTTTGTATTCTTTAAGTTCCTTATCATTATCATTGATAAATCCATGTGGTGTCATAACTATTCTACCTCTTGTAGTAACTCCATTAATATGGTTTTTATCAATTTGTAAATTTACCCTTTTAGCAAATTCCACCTGTTTTCCATCCTTAATTGCTTTAATTTTAGATGTACCTGCATTTGAAATATTACCAAATGTAACTACAAAGGTAGAGTCAAACCACATAGCAAATCCACCCTTATTCATTAATTTAGGTTTACCCATTGGTGATTCTGCTTTTGCAGTCCATACTTTGTTTATACAAACTAAAGTATTTGTATGTTTAGATGATTCTTTTCTAGATAATGTAATTCTTTGATTAACATTGTTTCCAAATTGAGTTGACATTGCACCTGCGTTCCATTCATTGTTGTTTTTATTAGATTTGAGAGACATTTCACAGGGTACTGATCCTATTGAATCCCATAAGAATAATAAGTCATATGGTAAATTACCTCGTTTTTGTTCATCAATTAAATCTAAAATAAACATAGCTACATCTTCAATTGAATTGATAGTTTCCCTATCAACGTAAATAAAATTACCTTCGTAATTTACAATTTCACCTGTATCTGTGTCAACAACTTCATCAACTTCTAATCCCATTTGTTTTGCGTGTTCCCAATTCCATTTCATTTCAGTAATAATGAAAATTGGAAGTATTTTTCTTTTTTGGGCTGAAACTGCGGCTTCTAGTAAAGCAGTTGTTTTACCTGTGTCAGAATGACCTCTTAATAAAACAATATGCCCCATTGGAATGCCAGGGATTGATGTAACGTCTTGAAATGCCTTAGAAAGTGGAATCCATTCTTGTTCTTTAAATTTGATATTTTGTTTAAGTCCCTTCTTTTCTTTGAAGGAACTTAAATCAAATTTAGATTTTATTTCTTTGGAGACTGCCTCCTGTAGAGATTTTCTTTTCGCCATATAACCTTATTTAAAATGGTAAACCATCATCATCATCATCATCAGCAAACATTTTATCAAATTCTGTTGCTTTAGATGTTGCTTTTTTCCCTTGATTTTCGAGATTAAAGTTATTTTCTTTTTCCTTTACCTCAGTAGTATCATTGTCAAATTCACTTATAGGTTCTGATGAAATGTCATCTTCTTCATTACCTTCTTCTTCAGAAATGAATTTTTGTAGTTCTTCCTTCAGTTTATCATAAGTGTATTTGAATCTTTCTTCTAATAATGAAGGTTGAGTAGCTAACCATTCTTTTACTTCCTTAGCATCTTTGCTTAAAGGAGTTTGTTTTGGTTTAGGTCTTAAACTTAATGAAAAACCAGGTCTATCAACAACTTTAGTAGCATTAACTACAAAGTCAAATCCAGCAGCTACATCAGTAAAATCTCCATAATCCTCATCATCAGCAATGGATAACAATTCCATGTAAAGTGTTTTACTGAATTCAAATAAACGAACACCCTTATCTTCTTCGCCTCTAACAATTACAGGGGCAAATACTCTCATTTTAGGGTATAACTTTTTAGCTAGTCTCCAGTTTTCAGGTTCAGATGTTTTTCTCAATTTTGCAGTAAAATCAACAATTGGGTCATCTTCTCCCCAATTAGTTAATGCCATAATAGGAAATTTTCCTACTCCGTAGTGCATCATAATTTCATGAAAAGGATCATTAGTAACTTCATGTGCAGAAGGAACAAATCTAATTTGATATTTTCCCTCTTTTTTAGGTTTCCAATAAATTAAGGTATAATCCTTTTTTTCTTTGTTTTGCGAGTTTGATTGCTTGTTTAAGGCATTCAATCTCGACTTAATAGCATTTAAATCCATTTAGTAAGTTTTAATAATTAATTGTGATAAATATAATAAAAATTGATTTGGGAGCCAAATTATAATTCAATTATTTTATGAATTTTTGTATTTAGCTGTTTTAACTCATTATGTTGAGTTAATAAAACGCAGTTTTTATAGTGTTGCCAGTCTATAGGGAATTTAGTATCTACAACTCCACCATTCAGGCTTTTTATAAGTTCATTTAAAGCATTTATAGTGTATAAAGTGTTTGTTTCTTTTTTTCTATGAACTAAAATTGTATTATCAGGAATTTCTTGAACATTACCTTGATCCACATTATAAGTGATAACATATTCCTCATTGCTCTTAATATAAAGAACAAACATTTTATTATACATTATAGAATATTGGGAAGAAAGATCTTTTACTAACCCATCAACCCCTTCTAATGTTGTGAAGGTGCAAAATAATTTGTTATTCAAATCTCCTATATTTAGTGGGTTTTCAAAATCGTATTTCTCCCTATAAATACTATCTATGTTATTCAAAATCGTAGTTTGTTCCATGTTTAAGTTTTACTTTTAATCCATATCTTTTAAAGATATTCTTTATATCTTCTATTAAATATTCTTCATCATCTGCTAAATCAAATAAAAACGCATCATACGTGTATAATACCAATTTTGATTTTTTAAATATTATTCTTTTTAATATATGCCTCAATATACGAACATTAAGTGACGTCTCCAAATTTTGTAGCAGATAATTAAATAATTTTTGTGGGTTCATGTTATCTAATTTATCTTTTTCAAACCTGTATTTTGAAATCATACATTCAATGTAACCATCATTGTTAAATTTTTCCCATAATTCATCTACATACTTTTGTACTTTTTGGAAAAATTCTAAGTCCTTATATTGTTTAAATACCCCACCATATAATTGTTTAAATGTTAATTCCTTAGCTTTTTTGTAATCAACCTTATACATTTTTGCAAAGGAAGCATGAATATCATCAGTATCGAATTTATAATCAACAAGATGAGCAGCAAGAGTAGGATGATAGGCAGAAATATCAATCTCAACAAACTTATCATTATCTGGTATAAATGCTTTACGGCAGCCATTTTCTTTATTTAATGCTGCAAAGTTAATCCCTCCGAACCTATTTGAGGGTCTTGTTGTTGTGGTTCTAAAGTTATACTGTGTGTACACTTTATCCGTGCTACCACGATCGAAGTAGTCTTCGAAGAGTTGGGGATCCACTCGTATACCACTTTTCTCGATAAAGTGGAATAAAAATGGTATTGATTGGTTGTAAAATTTGTTGACAGGTTCATCTTTGTATTGTTTTAAATTATTATAATTTTTTTCACAAGCTTCATAATGTTTAACAAGAGGAATAATTCGATTAATGTCTAATTTACCCTTGTATCT